GACAAAATAGATGCCGCCGAGCGCCATGGCGCCGTTGCTCGAGCCGATCCAATGCGCCACCCCGAAGTACTGGATGACGGTGGCGCCGCCGCCCAGGCTGGCGATGACGGTCGAGATCAGCGCAACCGCCCACTCGCCGCGAGCGCGCGGCAACGTCATGACCATGACGACGATGGTGGCGAGCACAGTCGCAGCACCGGCCACGGCTGCGAACCCGCCAAGCGCCTTGAAGGCCGCCGCACCGGCAACCCCCGCTGCGGCGGTGCTGGTAATGGGTTCTGACATGGTGTCTCCCGGAAATGAAAAAGCCCGCGCAAAGGCGGGCTGTGTTGCTGAGATGGATGTGCTTACCAGTCGATGGCCTGCACCTCTGCAATGCTGGTTGCAGCGTTGATCCTTGCGATCAGGTCGGCGTACTTCTGCTGCGCAGCGACGCGGTGAGCCAGCCAGTCCGCGTTGACCTGCTGGACTTGTGCGGCGGTGTGCGCAGTGAAGGACCAGGCGTCCTTGCTGCTGGCGCACCAGATGGGCGTCGTCCAGTTTGACGGTGCGGCAATCGCGGCGCTGACGGCGCTTTGGAGATTGCGCTGGTCGTCGTCTTGGGATGGGTAGATGTGGGCTTTGCCGAGTGCGGATGAGGGGAAGCCGGCGGTGAGGGCCGAGGCGCAGGCGGTGCTGATTCTCATGGCCTGTGCTACCTGCACCTGGCCTAAGGTCATAAGCGAAATCGGCTCAACGGCAATCGGGTGGCCTTCCGCATCCGCAGTGATCGTCTTGCCCGACGCCTGCGCGTCCATCAATTGCGCATGGGTCATCGACCATTTGGATTCGTCGATGGCGTCGGCGGGGATGTTTGTGCCGTGGATGGCGGAGTCGTAGAAGCCGCCGGTGGATTTTGCGTAGTAAAGCATTTCTATTGTCCTTGCTTAGTAACCAATCGCTAGAAACCGAGCACCAATTGATGTAGTGGCACGGTTGATAAAATCCGTAAGAGATCCTCTCGTTGCGGCGTTGTAGTAGGCCTGCGCGCCGCTCCCGGGCGTGTAGTCGCCAGTTACGAATACCTGCAAAACGGCATTCGGAAATGCAATTGGGTATGTGACCGTCACGTCAGTACCGCCCACTGCGTTTGCCAATCCCCACTGCAAAATCAACCCGCTTGGCAATTTCTGATAACCCGTCAACGCCATACTCTTGTTGAACAGGGGACTGTTTGAAAGCCCACCAGAGATGACAGCCCACACGTTTGTCGTGACGTAGGCAAGCACAACCATATCGCCCGAAGCTAATGAGAGTGGACCCGTTCCGCCGCCAGCTTTCCAATTCCCGTAGGCGATGTATCCCCCCGTTGGCGGTGCAATCGTCATGGTGCCGCCACCGTTCCCAATAAAGATGGCGAGGGTTTGGCCAAAAGGAACAGAAGTACCACCAGGAAGCTGCGTAGCCGTCGTAACAGTGGTATCAAAGTTGACGATGCCACCACACGCAGACGCAGGAATCTGGCTCCCGCCAAACGTATAGGCACTGAACTGGAATCCTGCCGACCGAACAAACGCCGTCGTAGCCAACTTCGTACTGCTATCAAACTGCGCCGGCGTCACCCCCGTCGTCAACGTCTGGCCGGCACTGACCCATCCATTCACGCCGTTCGACACAAACTGCACCGCCTCGCCGGGATTGAGCGTGAGGCTGTTTGCGCTGCTGCCTTGGCCGAACGCCAGCGTGTCGGTGCCATTGCGCGTGACGGTCGTCGAACCGCTCGCCTGCATGTACGTCACGCAGATGCTCGTGCCGTTGGGGCAGTTCGATGCGGGGGGCAACGTGACGGTCTGGCCGGTGGCCGTGACGTTCACTAGTGCGCCGAGTGCCGCCGTGCTGAGCGTGCTCGATATGGCGACGTTCTGAATGCTGGAATATCGCTCACCAATGGCCGCAAGAAAGCCGCCCGTCGGTGCCGTTGGCGCGTTCGGATACGGGACGATGCTGGCGTTGGTGATCGTGCTCTGGCCGTTGGCCACCGTGACGACCGCCAGGCCAACATAGCCGGCCGTCACCGCAGGCGTCGTCTGCGTGCCAGTGGCTGCGGCGGTGCCGGCCACGAGCTGCAACGACACTTGCCCCGCCCGCGTGGTCGGTTGCGCATTGCCACTGCCGCCCGGCCCGTTGAACGCTTGCGATGGATTCGCGCTGTTGTAGTACGGCAGCACGACGTTGTTGACGTCGCTCTCAAGATAGGCCGCCTGGATGAGGTAGTTCTGGCTATAGCCCGACGTGGCCGGCGCCGAGAGGACAAAGGACTGCGCGTCCATCAGGATGCCCTGCTTCAGGAGGCTGTGCGCAGCATCTTGCGGCAGCGCGCTGTACGGCGTGCCGTCCACATTCGCGAGCTGGTAGATCTGCCCCGGGTTGACGGTCACGCTCATCGATGCTGGCGTGGTGGGCACGCAGCCCAGACCCGAGATGACGGTGGATGTGCCGAACAGATCAGCGCAGAGCTTTGCCAGCGCGATCATGGTCTGCCGGTTCGTGTTCAGCAGGTCCGTGGTTTGCGGCACCTGGCCGCTGTAGACAATCTGACGATCCAAGACTGTTCTCCAAAAGAAAAAACCCGGCGTAGTGCCGGGCTGTCGGTGGTTGGGAAAGCGTATGTGCGCACCTAGGAGCTGATGCGCGTCCAGATGATCGAGGCCGCGGGCCGCACCGATTCGATGGCGGCGTAGATGTCAGCGTCGGACACGGTGTTGCTGCTCATCGACGCGTCAACGTATTCGCCCTGCGACGGCGCGCTGTAGCCGGTGGTGACGATGCTGTAGCCGGCCACGTTCGGGATGCCGCTGCCTAGCGGTCGATACGCCTGCACAAAGGCCTGATACGTGAGCGAGACCTGCCCGTACGCACCCGCCATGCCGTAGCCGCTGTTCGGCGCATCGTAAGCGCCGCAGTCTGCGGGTCGGCTCGGTTCGATGATGGTCGGCGCGCGCCCGGTCAGATCGGTCAGCACGCGGATGATCGCGTTGCGCGTGCCGCGTTCACGAAACAGGTTGGCGACGATGTTGGCGCGAAACGATGCGTCGGACTGCCCGGCCCTGCGCTTGATCGACAGGCCGAAGAAATCCGCCGCAATCATGTCGAGCCAGCCATCGGAGGCGGTCAGGACGCGCGTCTGCTGCTTCGCATAGGCATACAGGCTGTAGACGTAGGCACCGCTATAAGCCAGGCCCTGCAGCAGCCCGTTGATGATCGGCGACTGCGCCGCATCGCCAAACCAGCGCGGCAGATACCCGCGTATGCGCGCGAAGATGTCTTGTTGGTCACCGGTTGCCATTACGTCACCGTGATCGAGTTGGCCGTGGTTTTGATGACCTGCAGGCTCGTGGCCGGCAGGTCTGCCGTGCTGCCGTTGAGCAGCGTATTCGTGACGTTGGTGACGGCCGGCGACGCGTCATACGCCACCTGCGCCAGCCGCGAATACGTCAACGCCGCACCCAACGGCAGGCTGTTGATGTAGGCCAGCAAAGCCGCCTGCACCTGTACAGCAATGGCCTGATGCGTGTAGCCGGCGGCCGTGCTGATACTCATGGATACAGTGGCGTTGACGACGACAGGTCCGTATACGTAGAACGTGCTCGTCACAGGGCGCACGGCATCCACGGCGTTGCTTACGCTGGCAAGCAGCGTTGACGTAGGCGCGCCCGTGCCGTCGTCGACGATCACGATGAACGTGCCGTTCTGCGGCAGGCCGGCGTAGGTCTGGTTCTCCAGGATCACATACGTCAGCCCCTGCTTAACGCTGGCGATGGCCGAGCCGATGGCCGTTTTCGTGGCTTTTGACAGGCTCGCTACGTAAGCAATGAAGCGCGAACGGAACGCGGTGTCAGGCTCAGCATCCGCCCCATTCACGAACGTCGCTGCATTGCTGACGGTGTCCACTCCGGAGATCGCGCCGACGATCGTCGACACCGCCCCCGCCACCGCATTGCCCGCCGCACCGGGCGTCACAGCTTGCACCGGCACATTTACACTCGCCGTACCGGCTGCAATCACATAGCCGCCCAGCGTGGCGCTGTAGGCAGGGTTGGTCGTATCGACCACCACGTTGAACTGCTGCGTGCCGTCGCCCGTCTGTACCACAGCCGTGAGCGGCACCACCACTTGCTGCGTGACCGTGAAGCGCGAGAACGTGACACTTCCCGTGGCCGGCACCGCGGCCAGGCGTGTCAAACCGAAATCGGCCATCCACGTATCGAGATCGGAACCGCTTGAGGTTGCCGCCCGGGTGATTGCCAGCACCTGCAGGATCAACCCTTGCAGCCATACCGTGACCGCTGCGTTGGCCTCAACGACGGCGCGCAGCACCGATCCGACGGTCAGGTCGACCAGCACCTTGGCGTAGCCCTGGATGGCGGCCACTTGGTTGCGCACGAGCGTCACCCAGTCTTGCGTCTGAATGGACATATCACTTGCTCACATTGAATTGAAGAGACACCGGCTCACGCGTGACTGCGCTGCTGTACAGAATGCGCACACTCACACCGCCAGCGATGGCCGTGACGTCAACCCGCGGCTCTGGGTCCTGCGCCACCCCGGCTTCCTGCAGAATTTGCGAGCGGATCAAGCCGCGCAGCGCCGGCACGTCGAGCGTCTCGCCGATCTTCTGCGGCAGGCCTGCGCCGTAGCCGGTGTGGAAGATGTAGTCACCCGGATTGGTGACTAGGCGCCGCACGATGCGCTGCTGCGTCCGCAGGTCTGCACTGGCGAGACCAAGGTCGCCGGTGGGCGACACAGCGATGTCATCGCCCACCCAGTGGTTCACATCGCTCAGAAGTTGTTGCGTCATGCCACGCTCCCTGTATTGCCGGACCCGGGCTGCACCCCGGTATGGCGATGCGTGTCGTCGATGCGATGGCCATTCGCCGACACCTGGCCGCTGAACTGCGTATTGCCGCTGATGCTCATCGAGTTGCCCGTGCCGTTGTTGCCCGAGACGGCCATGCCCGCCTGACCCGTGATGGTTTGCGTGACCAACAGCGCACCGTCGATCTGCACAGGCCCCGTGTGGTTCCACTGCGGCGCCTGGCTGACGAGCGTGCCCGAACTGATGAGCGTGACCGTGCCGTCGTTGTGGAACTGCAGCCTAGAGCCCGATGCATGTGTCAGGAAGAACTCGCCAGACTGCGCACCTGTAGGCCGCGCCAGGTCGCTGAACAGGCGTGCACAGATGACGCCGTTCTCGATGTCACCGCCCACGAACTGCACCTCCACCTGATCGCCCGGGCTGACCGGCGCATCGATGCCCCAGCCATTGCCGACCCAGGCAGAGGCAACGGGCATCCAGCCGGTCAGCGAGCGCGCTGGGTCGGCGGGGTCTTCAGGTTGGAGGCGTACCCGCGCAGAGGCCGTCCCGGGGTCGTAGCTGGTGACGATGCCCATGCGGTTCTCTGCGCGATTCGACTGCGCCATCATCGCGGCGAGCACCATCTGGTTGCGAAGCTGTTGGATCATGTGCTCGTTCCCTTGTTGATG